CACTCACGTAGCCCTTGGCGTGTAGAGCGAGGGCACAGGTCGAAAAGCAGAGGGGGCTGGTCTTGTGCATGTCGCTGACGGCCACACGGGTCGCGAGCGTTTCGTAGTCGGGGTTTTCGGTCATCAGGTCGATCGCCACGTCGGCGCTCAAAGAGTCCACGGCGCTTGTGTTGATTCCGTCATACATGTTCGAAAAGACCTTCTGGGCGACCCGGTCCGGCTGCACGTCGAGCTTGGGCCCGTGGGGGCCGGCCTCGCACAGCTTACGGAGACGGGCCGTCACCTTGTCGAATAGCATGGGCACCTCATCACCGTTCCTCTTGATGACCTTCATTGAAGTTTACGCGTCTTATTTTTTTATCCAGGTCCCTAGTAGACACATGGCGACGAAGCTGCAGCCCAGCCCTCTGACCGACGCCTTCTTTTCTGAATTCAACCGTGGACTTTTGCAGCGTTCTATGCAGGCTGAGATCAAGGCCCGCACGGGGTACGCCATCGACACGCAGAATGACGCGGATCTCCAGGCCCTGATGAAGCGCGTCTACGTGAATATGGCCGTGGACCCCTTCACGGACGTGCGGGGCCAGATTGACCGGATGAACGCCGTGGTCGTCCGCGAGGCCACGGCGACCATCACGACGGGCGTCCTCCAGCACATGGTCTACCTGCGTGACATTGCGAGCAACCCCGTGCCGCTCGCGCCCCCGCGCAACACGAGCACCTACGGCATGAAGCTCCCGTACAACTTCAAGATTGGGTCCTGAGCACGGTTCACGTAGTGAACCTCCTCCGCGCAGCTCTATAAAGTTCTAAGGTCTTAATAAATGAGACCCCTCGATGACATCCTCATCGGTTTTTTCATATTCTTCGCCATCGATCGGCTTGTGCGTCTGTTCAGCAATACAGTGGTGGCGGGCACTCTACGCAAGCGCGGTGCCAACGCCGAGTCCATCGAAAACTGGAAGACGGGTATTGAGGCTGTGATCCTCGCCACGGGTGTCCTGCTCGTCTGGCGTTACAGACATATGCTGAACCGCTTAAACAGGTCGTGAGCTCCTAGTATAAGATGAACCAGTTTCGCGATGAGACTATGGTTATGTGCAAGCACAAGGGGTGGGACAAGGCGCCCGTGAGTACAGTCTGGCTGCTCTTCACGGAGGAGGTGGGTGAGCTCGCGTCAGCGATTCGCCAGTATCACCGGGCCTATCGCAAGTCGGGGCTCAAGAAGGACAAGGGGACGGACGTGGTGACGGAGATGGGCGACGTGTTCAGTTATTTATTCCAGCTCGCATCAATGCTCAACGTGGACCTCGACGAGATGTGGTCGGTCCACAGGGAAAAGGTCCAGCACAAGGTGTACAAAGAGAAAAATGTCGGCGTATGTTAATGGCGACGGCATGGATGGCCAACGATGACCTGGCCATCAACAAAATTAACCCGTACACGTGGTCCGGGACGTTTGGCGTACCGTCGGACGGCTCCAAGTGGAAGAGCGACGGCACGTACTCTGTCGAAATTGACGAGCGTCCGACCGTGTACACCGACCCCAACCCCGCGCTCAAGGACTTCAACCCGGTCCACCTGATGCGCTCGGGCCCCATGTATCTTAAAGAGATGCCCGGTCATGCGGCCGCCCCCTTTAACGGCTTCCCGGCGCGCAAGTACGAGTACGACAATGGTGTCGTGACGTGGAACCGTCCGGATTTGTCTCGTGGCTCGCGTGCAGAGTACGCGTTCCAGGAGCCCCGTGCCAAGACGTGGGACCTGTGGGTCATCTTGATTATCCTCGCGTCGGTCGGCCTCATTTACTCGCGTATGGGCCGCTAGATGGCGGTGACGCGCGGAGCCACCACCTTGACGAGTTTTTTTGCTAAATTTTCCTTTTCAGTCAGAGCACGTTTATCCAGCCCGGGGCAGTAATGCGTCTCGAGCTGAATACACTTCGCACAGAAATTCCCCGTGCACTCCTTGCACGTCAGAAACTTAGGCCGATGCGGACACTTCCACCCGGCAGGACTCGGGCATGACTTGCGCTCCATCTAGTACTACTTGACATTTTGGAACGGCCGCCACGTCCCACTGTACTTCACACAACCCGTTTTCTCGTGCCCGTAGGACCCCATCCCAAAACTTTTGCATGGTTTCCAGGTGCTTTGCAAACCACTCGCGGTCGCGCGTGACCCGCGTCACCATGAAAATCTCGGGCTGATCGACCTCCGCGTGGACCGGCGGGAGACCCTGCTCGGTCCAGGGCCCCTTGGTCGGCACGTAAGCCTTGCAGGCGGGCCGGTACTGCACAAAGTCGCAATTTTCAAAGTCGAGAATTTCGAGCAAGAGCTGAATCTGGGGCAGGTAGTGCTTGGGCACCTTGTCCTCGATCTTGCGCGTCAAGGGGCACTTGATCTCGAGTAGGATCCCATCCTCCGTGACGCCATCAGCCGACCCCCCAAGGAACGGGTACTTGGGGTGCTGCACGAGGCCAATCTCGTGGGACTTTTTGCCGAAGCGCGCGTCATAAAGGTCGCGGGCCACTGGTTCCAAGAGGGTCCCGTGGGCCGTAGCGGCGTTGCCCGCCCAGACCGTCTTGAGCACCTTTTTACGGAGGAGATCATCGGGTCTCTCGTAGCGGTTGTGACCGAGCGCGCTCGCCACGTCACTGGCCGTCAGCATTGTCTCGCGGAGCGCCAGCCACTCGGGGCTGCGCTGGTCCGCATACGTTCGCCCCAGTAATTCGACCACTTTGGGATCCATTGGTTTTGAAACGCTTATCAGTCTTAAGTAGTAGTTGTGCTGCGTTCTGTTCAGCCTGCTTCTTGGTACTGGCGAACCCACAACCCAAATCCTGACCATCCACGATGACCGTCACCATGAAGGTGCCGTCCCGGTGGGCGTCGACCCTATAGTCGGGAAGGGGGAGCTTTTCCGCCTGGCACCATCGCATGAGCTGATCCTTGTAATTGTCGTCTGTGAGATTCGTCTCGACCTTTTCAAACGACTCGAGGATGAAGCGCTTGGCGTGGACCATACCGAGGTCGAGGTACACGGCCCCTATGAAAGCCTCGAAGACGTCCTCGAGGATCTTGGGGTTGGTGTTCCACCCGTTACGCATCCCCTTTTCGTCCATGATGATCCATTTGTCAAATTCGAGCGTCTTGGCGATGGTGGCGAGCGTCGTGCCCCGGACCATCTTCGTACGGGCCTTGGTCAGGAACCCCTCTTGCTCCTTTTCGTGCTTGTCGAATAGGAATTTGGTCACGACAAACCCCAAAACGGAATCACCCATAAATTCGAGCGTCTCATAAGAGGACCCGAGGTTCTCAAAGCGCTTGAGCGCGGATTTATGGGTGAATGCGCGTGTGTAAAGTTTTTGATCTTTGATCTTGGTTCCCAGAAGCGCGTCAAGGACGCTTCTGGGAGGACCTGGGATCGGCTCCTCCATACTGTATATTATTACACTAGTTTTAAGCCTCAAGGGGGCGTGACGGAGTCGCGCAGGCTTGGGATCCGAGTGGCTTCGCCACTTGTCTACTTCGCCGCCTTGGCCACCTTGGGACGCGCCGCCGCCGGCTTCTTCTCCGTCTCGGCCTTCTCCACGACCGGCTTCTCCGCCTTGATGTAGTGCTGGTTCAGGTACTTCTGGATGTTCAGGAACGTCACCTGGGTGCCCTCGGGCACGTTCAGCAGAGCCTTCAGGGTCTCGTCCAGGCTGATGTTCTGGCCCGCCTTCAGAGCCTTCTCGGTCACGTACGCGTTCACCGCCTTGGTCACGGCCGAGCGGGAGATCAGCTCACCGGCCGGCAGGTTCAGGAACTTGTGCAGGGCCTCAGTCACCTGCTGGGGCTTGTTGAAGCCGTTATTCTGGGCACGGGCCGCCTTCTTCTCGCCAGTCGGGTCCTCAATGTCACCCAGGACCTTGCGGACCATCTTGCGCAGGGACTTCAGGTCCTTCTGGATAGCCTGGACATCAGCAGCGATAGACTCGATGGTGGCAGGGGCAGACATCTTCTACTATGTACTGGGCCCGAGTCTTTAAACCAGGAGTAGCGCCATGAAAACCATCAGGGCCACCAGAAGCAACATGAAGAAGAACCTCCTTTGATAAGGGGGTTCTGGGGTCCTTGCCACGGTTTCGAAAGGGGCCTCCCAGTGGCGCCACGTCTCCATGTCGCTCGTCTTCAACTCGAGGCCGAAACCAGGCGGAAGGGCCACGCCCCGCGTTTGTTTATATTCTCCAATCATTGAAGGGGGAGATTCGGAACAGGCTGGGTTGCAGCACCCAGGGGCGCACGGGTGGACCACACCGTCCTGTTTGTCTATCCAGCCGCAGAACGTCCCCGTCAGACTGGGCAAACACATGCACCGCGTGTCGCACATTGATATTTGACGAGAAATTAGTCAGTGCGCCCAAGCACTCTTTGTTTTAAAATTTTCAATTAATACAGATGGAGTTTGGTGCGCCAGTGAAGCTGCCGGACGGACGCCGCTTCCTCAAGATCTCTGGTGGTATGATTCAGCTGAACAACGTCAAGGTCCAGGAGGGCCTGGGCGTCGCGAACCCGACCATCGACGTCCCAGAGTCCCTCCACGAGAAAATCTCCGCACTTGATGAGCAGATTGTTTCGCGGGCCAAGGCGGACAAGATGGCGTGGTTCGGTGCGGACCTCAAGGACGAGACCATCCAGGGCGCGTTCCAGTCGAGTCTGACGGACGGCACTCTCAGCACCAGCCTGGCCAAGGTCAAGGGTGCCGTGGTGACCAAGGCGTTCGACAGCCAGAAGGAGGCTATCGAGCTCGAGAAGGTTGGCGAGGGCGCGCAGTGCGATCTCCTGGTCGAGCTGGCCGGTCTGTGGTTCCTGAAAAAGTCCTTTGGTGCCGTGTGGCGGGTGATTCAGGCGCGTGTCCGCTCGGCCCCCAAGGCTCGGTCCTTCCCCACCCAGTACATGTTCGAGGACGAGGCCGAGGAGGAGGCGGCAGAGGACGACCCGGCCGACTACATTGACTGAAAAAATTATCGGTACCTATTAATAAATGCTGAACCGCAAGACTATCGTGGCACTGGTCCTTCTGGCGATCCTGGCGTTCGTGCTGTTCGCGCCCAAGATGAGCTTCTTCGCTCAGGCGACCAACGGCGTCCAGGGTGACGGCCTGGCCCGCCCGGGCATGACGCTGAACGCCGCCCCAGTGGACGGCAGCTCCGCCTCGTATGACGTGTCGGCCGCAGGCCTGATTCCCCGCGAGGTGGCGGTGACGGAGGATTTCGGCAAGTTCGCCCCGGATCAGATCCTTCAGGGCCAGAACTACCTGGACCCGCGCAGCCAGATTGGCTACCCGGAGACGATCGGCGGCGTCCTGCGCAACGCCAACCAGCAGTTCCGCAGCGAGCCGGTGAACCCCCGTGCGCCGGTCAGCATCTTCAACCTCAGCACGATCCCGCCCGACACGATGCGCCCGCGCTTCGAGATCAGCCCGGAGTACCAGTAAAGCGCGTTCACTGAATGCAAATAAGATGTTAAAAAGAAGTAATGGATTTCGCTCAGGTGATGAACGAATGGATCGGCCTCAAGACGCAGCTCGCAGCGGCTCGCAAGGATCTCGCTGTTCTCAATAAACGTGAGAAGGAGCTCAAGGCGTTTGTGACGACCCATATGGCTCAGAACGATATTGACACCGTGAAGGTCAAGGATAAGGTCAAGGTGAACCTCAAGACGAAGAAGACCAAGGGCGGCATCACCAAGGATGTTATCCGCGTGGGTCTTATGACTTACTTTGAGCAGGATGCGGCCCGGACCGATGGTGCCCTTCTGGCCATCATCGCGGCTCAGCCCGTCAAGGAGGTTTCTTCGGTCTCGGTGAGTGGGCTTAAGGCTTAGACGCCCTATACAAACAAGTAAACAAATGGGTCTCGGTGACGAGTACTCGCGCGACGCTCTGTTCAGGCGATCGGGTCAGGATGACTCCGACTCGGACCCCGATCGTGAAGAGAGCCCGGAGCCCCTCCATCCAGAGGATTGGGAGGCGATGTATTGTGATGAAATTTACGCAGATGTCTGTAGGATCCAGGGTTTCGCGTGGGACAACCACGCACTGGTTCTGGCCCGTTACGGCGTGGCTGAATACTGTGACCTCCTGCACAACCAGGAAAAGTGGTGGCGTGACGTGAACCTCAAGATGCCTATAGTGGCCCTATGGAAGAACCTCAATATGTGTGAGGAAATTGATGCCCAGTCCTTTCAGAATTGGCTCGAACATTATATCCAGTTGTATTAGTAAACAATGCTTGACTTGGCCGCGCCCAAGGTGGCTGTGCCCGCGACTGTATTCATGGTCGTCCAAGCGCTCGATCAAACGCGGGGTTACGCCGCATTGCTCGTGCCGCTCATCTCATGGATAATCATCAAGTTTATCCTCCGTCTGACCCTGACCCGTACCGACATCATCATGACGGGTGTCCTCTCGGGTCTCCTCGGCGTGGCGCCCGTACCCGTCGACAAGAGCATCGAGGTGGTCCTCAAGGGTGTCGTCTTCCTCTTTATGTTTTCGTATTTAAGAATTGCTTTCCCTACTTACTATTAGGCATGGGCCCGCCAAAGTGGCTCGTTTTGGGGCCGGGCCCGATGGCCTTTTATGCCATCTTGGGCCAGCTGTCACCGGTTGACACGCACGCGGTCCAAGCTGTGAGCGGATCGAGCGCGGGCGCGATCCTCGCGTTTCTATGGGTCGTCTTCGAAGGGTCCATCCCGGACGTCCTCGATTTTGCGCTCGCCATCCAAGTTGACAAACTCATGAAACCAAATATTAAAAACTTTTTGACAAACTTTGGACTCGTGCCGATGCACGAGGTGCGCAAGGCTTTGTCCAAAGCGATTTTTAAAAAATTTAAATTGAGTGACGTGACCTTTGGTGAGTTGTGGAGCAGGAGGCCCGTGACCATGTACGTGTCGGCCTATTGCACGGAGCGCAGACAGACCGAGTACTTTTCACACGAGACGCACCCGGACACGAGTGTCCTCGACACCATCTGCGCATCGATCGCCGTCCCATTGCTGTTCTCGACCGTCAAGATTGGCGAGTGGCGCTACATAGACGGCGGCTTCCAAGAGGACTGCCCGGGGCTGCCATTCGTCACACGTCCCAAGCACGAAATAATCATGATCTGCATCACGCCGCCTCCGCCAGCAAAGGGGCCGTCGACGTCTCTGGCCTCGTACATAGGCAACGTGTTTGCGGGGCTCCTGCGTCTGAGACACAGGTATGATTACCCCAACTATTGCATCGATGCGGAAAATATGGACATTTTCGACTTTGGCGCGGACGGCCTCGAACTCTTCGTCTACGGACAAAAATCTAGGCGACTATTAAATGAGGCACATAATCCGTTCGGGTTACACGATGCACAGGACCCCCAAGAAGATTACGGTCAAGGCGATCCCGGGTCGCAAGTCCTACACGTACATGCGCAAGGCGGGCTTCACGCGCGTGAAACCGGTGCCGACCTACGACGTGGGGGCGATCGGCAAGGGGCCGAAGCTGATCGGCCGGTTGAAGAAGGGCATGCTGACGTCGTACGGGTACCACCCGGTCGAGGCCAAGACGAACCGCCACAAGTCGCTGAGCAAGGCGATCAGCAAGGGCAAGGAGGCGCCCCTGGCCGTCTTCCGCCGCCTGCAGGCCATCGGGACCCTGACCAAGCGGACCCTGCCGCGTGCCAGCCGCATCTACAAGTCTGACGCCAAGTGGATCCGTACCAAGTACGCGTCCAAGTTCAAGACGTCCCTGACAAAGTAAAAAATATTTACAAATAATAAATGGCGATGATTCCCCATCAGCCCCCAGGTGGCGGCGCAATGATCGTGAGCGAGGCGGCCCGTGGTTTCGGCGGTGCCATGTGGCACGCGCTCCGGACTGGCGGCGGCATGATGGCCCCTCCGGCGCAGCCCGTGACGATCCAGATGCCGACCGGCGGCATGAACGCGGCGAGCGCGGCGGCCATGACGGCCATCGCGGCTCAGGTCTCGACCGAGGCGGCCGCCTTCATTGCTCGCGTGACCCCGTACGTCAAGGGCGGCTTCTACGGGTTCTGCATCATTCTCTGCCTCGTCATAATCGAGAAGGTTTACAACGGCCCGGTCGGTGCCCTTTTGATGTCGGCGGCCAAGGGCCTCATGGTCGTCCTGCGCGCGGGCGCCATCGTGACGCGCGCCGGCACCGTCAAGTTCTTCAAGGCGGTCGCGCGCCTCCTGAAGGCTCTGTACGCCGCCCCGCCCCACGTGCGTGACGCGATCCTCGAACGGACCGCTCAGATTCAGACGTGGGCCCACCGCAAGATCAGCACGGTCCGCGAGGGCCTGGCGGTCGTCCACGGCTACGTCAAGTCGTCTCGCAACGCGGTGGTCGGCACGATGCGCCGGTCCCTGGCCCGCGTGAAGGCGGCGGGCATCCGCGTCCGCACCGCCGCCCGCACCGCCCGTGCAACGGTCGGCGGCTTCCGTGCCCGCCTCAAGGCCAAGGCCAAGGCCAAGGAGAATGCGGCCGCCATGGCCCGCAACCAGAAGATCCGCGCGAACCTCGCGGGCATCAACCAGCGCGTGACGGCCAACGAGGAGCGCCGTATCCAGTCCCTTATCAACAAGGTCAAGCGGACTGCGGCCCCCCTGACGGCCAAGGAGAAGCGCGAGTACCTCAAGCTTACACACAAGGCTGAGAAGCAGGCCCAGCGTAACGTGAACGTGGCCATGACCAGCGTCAACAGAAACGCGGCCCAGGCGCTCGTGGGCATGCGTGGCCGCGGGCGCAGCCACTAGACAGTGCGTATCCACTGCCAGCGCAGCTCTTGGCATATCCCCTTCCAAATTTCATCCTGTTTGTAAAGTTTCTCTTTTGACTTGAGGAGCGGGAAGCACGGCAGATAGTCGTCCTCGCCCAACAGCTCACAGAACTTGTACAGAGTGTAAGAGTAACTCAAAAAGTTTTTACGGTCCTTTGGCCGATGTTTCTCAAATGGTTTCTGTATCTGGTGGAACATGAGTCGTAGCCGGTCCTCCAGGGCCTGACTCATTGTCGGGGGCTGAATCCCGTTGAGAATCGTCGTGATGTATGGCACGTGCTCGTAGTACTTTGACTTGTCCAGCTTCTTGAGCAGCGCCTTGACTTTTTCATGAGTAATTTCAGAAAGTTCTTTAATTTTTTGTTTCTTGAATTCGGCCCGGAGCTGGTCGATGACGTCGGGTGGGACGCTCGTGGACTCCTTGGCCTGGAACTGCGAGACCCACTCGTTGAAGTGGTTCTCGCGCTTGTAGCTGTAGACGATGTTCTTTTCCATCTCCTGCTCCTCCTTGAACCCAATCTCCTCGCCCTGCACGTACTCGACGTAGCCGCACTCGACGCACGAGTCCTCGCTCTGTGCCTCGTCAAAATTAAAAGAAAAATTTGCACCACAGTTCGGACAGGGCTTCCGCCACTTGTCGAGCGTCTTGGCCGACCCGTGCACCTCCTCGACGTCAGCCAGGTAGGCCTGGTAGATGTCCTGGCGCTGCACACCCTTGCGTGACGAAATCTTGATGTTGGCCACGGTCCGTGTGCTCGTCTCAGCCGTCGACTCTTGGTGATACTCCCTGATAAAGGGCGCCGTACGCGCCATGTACTCGTACATCTCGGCCTCGAGGGCCGAAGCCTCCCGCGGGTCAGCCCCTGCAATAAGATCCTGATACTCACGCACCTTTTCATTGAAACGCGCCTCCATCAATAGGAATTATTCTTATGAAACTTTTATATATGGACCTCATCTACTTCTTTTGGCCCAAGAATTTCAAAATTTTAAATATTTTTGAGGTTCAAGATCGAACCCTGACCGAGGTATCCGATGTGCCGGCCGAAGGCGTCACGAGGGTCACACGGTACATGCTCGGGGGTAAGGTTCACACGTGCCTCGGCACGTCATGGCCGCCCACGGGTCACACCATGCGCTTACCAATCGCGAAAGCCTGGGTCGAGTCAACAGGCCGTGACGTCACAGACGACATGAAAAGACTCGAGGGGCCCTCGTGGCT